GGTGGCAGTAATGCTATGGTGGCAAATATCCTTGAGCACGGCAAACATGGGCAGCCAGCAAAACCATTCTTGAAACCGGCAAGAAGTGCGTCCAAAAAAGCAGTCATCGAGACGATGATTGAGGTCTTTGAACGGGAGGTACAGCGCCTGTGAGCATCTTGGCTAGACTTAATACCCTACTAATAGGCATAGTTTCAGTCGAAACGGGCGTTTTTAGCGGTGTCGCACCGGATGAGTACATCGTCATTACTCCCCTCTCCGACACCTTCGCGGTCCACGCAGACAATGCGCCGGGGCTTGAGGTGCAGGAAGCTCGTCTCTCTTTATTCGGCAAGCACAATTACTTGCCGCGCAAGAATCAGGTGGTAAACGCCTTGCTGCAAAACGACTTTACCATAACTGACCGCCGCTACATCGGCTACGAGGTTGACACCGGATACCACCATTACGCCATCGATGTGGCGAAAGAAAATGAAGTCTAGGAGGTATAAAGCATGGCGACCATTGGCCTTGATCGGCTCTATTATGCACCCATCACCGAAGCACCCAGCACGGGGAACGAAAACTACGGTACGCCGGTCATGTTGGCGAAGGCTATTAGCGCGGAATTGTCTGTCGAGGTAGCTGAAGCCACACTCTACGCGGACGATGGTGCAGTGGAGGTGGTCAAGGAATTTCAGACCGGCACGATTACTCTCAATGTCGACAGTATCGGACGCACTGTGGCCGCCCTCCTTACGGGGGCTTCCGTGGACACACATGGCGTCTTGGTTTCTAGCGGCGAGGACGTGGGCACGCCAGTGGCAATCGGCTTTCGCGCCAAGAAGGCCAACGGAGCATACCGTTACTTCTGGCTGTACCGCGTGAAATTTGGCATACCCTCCACTAACCTTGCCACCAAGGGCGACTCTATAACCTTTTCCACCCCCACCATCGAAGGCACGGTCACGCGGCGCAACAAGGCAGATACCCGCGGACACCACCCGTGGAAAGTTGAAGTCAACTCCGATGATGAAAGTGTCCTGCCGGCCATAGTCACCGGCTGGCACACCACAGTCTACGAGCCAGACTTCCTGCCTTAAGGAGGGGCGGCATGGATAGCGAAAGAAGCGCGACCATCAACATTAGTGGTTGTGAACACAGCCTGGTGCTAACCACCCGCGCCACCAAGGAGATTGCCAAGCGCTACGGCGGCTTGGAGAATCTCGGCGAAAAGCTGATGAAAGCGGAGAACTTTGAACTAGCGCTCGATGAAGTCATCTGGCTGATTGCCCTCTTAGCGAATCAGTCCATCCTCATCCACAATCTTAAGAACAAGGAACGGGCAAGACCTCTCTTAACTACAGACGAGCTTGAGCTCTTGACCACGCCGAGTGAACTTGCCAAGTACCAGGGGGCTATTACCGAGGCCCTCTATAGGGGCACGAAACGCCATATCGAGAGCGAAGACGAGCCAAAAAACGTGCCAGCCGAGTAAGCGACGAGGAGTTGTTTGCTCGGCTGCTGTACTACGGCACGGTGCATCTAAACCGCACGGAGGATGAGACTTGGCTACTGCCGATGGGGCAATTACTTGACCTGTGGGAGTGCCACAAGCAGTACCATGGGTTGGCCAAGCCGAGGCGAGAACTATTTATCGATGACGTGATCCCAGCAGGTCTGTAATCCAAGGGAACGGAGGTGACGAAGTGTCGGACTTTGGTTTGCGCATCGGCATTGAGGGAGAAAAGGAATTTAAGAATGCCCTGAAAGACATCAACAGGTCTTTTAAAGTCTTAGGCAGCGAGATGGCCCTAGTCTCGGCTCAGTTCGACCAGAACGACAGATCTGTACAGGCCTTAACAGCGCGCAAAGCAGTGCTTGGCCAAGAGATTGACGCGCAGAGTAAGAAAATAGAGACGCTTCGCGCGGCTCTCGCCAATGCCGCCACCTCCTTCGGCGAGAACGACAGGCGCACACAGGAGTGGCAGATTCAGCTTAACCGCGCGCAGGCCGAGCTTATAGGCATGGAGCGCGAACTTGGGGATACCGATAAGGCTTTGGACAAGTCTGGGCAAAGGTTTGACGAGGCCGAAAGACAAGCCGACCAGTTTGGTGACGAGCTCGGCAAAACGGGCCAAGACGCAGACGAAGCTGGGGCCAAGTTTGGCAAGCTCGGCGGCATCCTCAAGGGTGTTGGCGTCGCTATGGCCGGGGCCTTTGTTGCTGTTGGTGCGGCTGCGATCGGCGCGGCCAAGCAGCTTAGCAATATGGCGGTCGGAGCCTCGCAGTATGCCGACGAGATGCTGGCCATGGCCACGGTTACGGGCATGAGTACGGACAGTCTGCAGGCCTACAAGTACGCGGCCGGACTCGTCGATGTGTCGCTTGAAACTCTCACCGGCAGTATGGCGAGAAACTTAAAATCCATGTCGGCTGCGCGCGGTGGCATAGGCGCGGCTGCTGGGGCATACAAGGCGCTGGGGGTTTCGGTGACCGACGCGCGGGGCAACCTCCGCGATGCAGAAACGGTGTATTGGGAGGTCATAGACGCTCTCGGCAAAGTTAGCAATGAAACTGAGCGCAATGCCCTGTCCATGCAAGTGTTCGGGAGAGCCGCCCAAGAATTAAATCCTCTCATCGCAGAAGGCTCTCTAGGGATGGCAGAGCTGACTGCAGAAGCACGAGCCATGGGTGCGGTGATGGGCAAGGGCTCACTAGAGGCCCTCGGCACTTTTAACGATGCCGTGGAGCGATTAAAATCCGGCAGTGCTGCGGCGCGAAACGCGCTAGGCTTAGTATTATTACCGCAATTACAGGTGTTGGCCGATGACGGGGTGCAACTTTTGGGCCAGTTCACGCGCGGGTTGCACGAAGCCGGGGGTGACTGGGGAAAAATCCGGGAAGTAGTCGGGAGTACGGTGAGTGGCATCGTGAATACCATCCTGCAAGTGCTGCCGGACTTTATCCAGCTAGGCATGGATGTCGTGATGTCCATTGGCGGGGCCATTGTGGACAACCTCCCCGCATTGGTGAACGCCGCCTCGCAAATTGTCATGACGCTACTGCAGGGCTTAACTCGCGCCCTGCCTGGACTGACCGCGGGGGCACTGCAACTGGTGCTGGCCCTCGTTAACGGGATTATCTCTAACTTGCCTGCCCTTGTGTCAGCCGCAGTGCAGATGATCACCACCTTGGTGACAGGCATTGGCAGCGCGCTTCCTCAGCTGATCCCCGCGATTGTGCAGGCGGTAGTGCTAGTCAAAAAGACACTAATAGACAATCTGCCGCTACTTCTCACTGCGGCGCTCCAAATCGTTCTGGGGTTGGCGAAAGGCATTCTAGATGCTCTGCCGCAGTTAATCGCTGAACTGCCGGCGGTCATTACCGCTATCGTTACGTTCTTAGCAAGTAACATCCCTCTCTTCATCGATGCGGGCATTCAACTATTGGTGGCCTTGGTCGCGGCGTTACCGGAGATTGTCTCCGCCATTGTCGCGGCGATTCCTCAGATTGTCACCGGCCTGACTACTGGGATACTTGGCTCTGTGCCACAATTAGCCGCAGCGGGAGTCAAGCTATTGGTGGCGCTGGTGCAAAATCTACCGGTCATTGTCGCGGAAGTAGTAAAGGCCGTCCCGCAGATCATGGCGGGGCTTATTAGTGCTTTCACCGCCGCCATTGGCCAGATGTCGCAGATCGGTGGTGCCTTAATTAGAGGCCTGTGGCAGGGGATCTCCGACATGGGGACATGGATTCGCTCTCAGATCGCAGTCTTTATGAACGGCATTGTCGGCAGCATCAGGAGTTTCTTTGGCATCAGAAGCCCGTCCTTGCTTTTCGCGGGCCTAGGCGGGGACATGGCAGCGGGCATCGGCGTTGGCTTTGCGCGGGCCATGACCCAAGTGGGTGACGACATGCGGAAAGCTATCCCTACTAACTCCGAGGTTAGTGGAAGCGTCAGCGCTCCCGTTGGACCGGCGGCAAGTCAAAGTAACTACCAAGGGCCGCTGTTTACCGTGCAGAATATGAGCATTCGCTCGGAGGCCGACATTGAAAACATTAGCCGCCAACTGCACCGTCATATCCA